TTACCATTTAGGATAACGTCTTCTACTGCACGACCATGAGCACGAGCTACTGATTCGATCAGCATAGGCATCAAGTTGATGAGTACCTGCTCGTCTACGTCATTGTCCATAAAGGTGCTAGAAACCAGACGATAAGCATTAAGTACTACTTGCTTAGCGTTATACTGGTTAGCAGTTACCTGAGGACGGTTCTCCAAGTTACCGCTGGTAGCTGCGGTTGCCCAAGCAGCTTTGCCTGCGTCAGTTTGGATCGGCAGTACAGTTGCACCACCATTGACAGGAATCTCACGGAACAGTCGAGCTACTTTCAGCTCATGCATGATTTCCTTTTCGATCAGAGAAGAAACTTCCTGGTCGATGTCAGCAGCGTTAGCAGCGTAGTTTACGCCAGCCTTCTGCTGCAGGTCCTGAGCAAAATCAGTGTTCCAACCCTTACGAGTCATTACACCCAGCATATGAGCGGTCAAAAAGTCACGACCCCACTTACTGATGTCAGACTTTTCAACGCGGTCAGCGAATACACGCTTTGAATCACGCATTTTAGAGATTTCTTCTGACTTCTCTTCGAGCTCACGCTTATACTTGGCAAGGGTCTCTTCCATATCAGCATTACGCTTGTTCAGATCTGCTTGCACATCAGCCAACAGACGGTCAGCACCTGACTCGATACCTGTCTTAATAGCTGTCTTAACTTCTTCTTCTTGCTGAGCTTTAGCTTCGGCTTCTACCTGAGCTTTCTCAGCAGCTTCTTGGGCGGCCTTTTCTTCGGCAGCCTTTGACTCAGCTTGCTTCATTGCGATCTTAGCAGCAGTCTCCTCTGCTACTTTCTTCGCAAAAGCTTCCAAGTCGATTTCGGGAGTTTTTACTTCTTCCGACATTTTGATCTCCTCTCTCGCGGATTTTTCCGCTTCGTCCGGTGTGTCACTAGCTAACGATGATTTTTCGTCCTTAGCCAGAGACTGACCGGCTAGATCTACACGATTGGTGAAAGTTTTCTTGAACTCATTATACTCTTCCATAGAGTCAAATGACTTCGCCAGAGAAAAAGTTGCTGCTTGATTGCAAGGTACCGATACAACCGATACTTCAAACAACTCAGCATCCTTAATCTTTAAACCGTCAGTTTCCGCTAGGTAATCAGCATCCTTGACTCGGAAACCAACAGAAAAAGCTCCAAGAATGCCTTCTTTTACTAACTGTGCCACAGAATCTGGCGCAGATTTAGAAATTTTTGCCTTTAGTTCAAGTCCACTATCAGTGACTTTAAGTCCTGTGGCTCTACCAATAGGCTTATTATAATCATGATTGAAAAGAATAATAGGGTTCTTTTCAAAATTGCGAAGTCCACCTTTTGTCCAAGCTTCTGCCATAATAACATCATTTGCACGATCCTCATCATGTGTACTTGCCATACCGCAGATATGAACGCTTCCATCATCCTCGTCTAGTGCTTTAAAGGTGGAGGTAAGATTAAAAATCTTTTCCATCAGTCTTCACTCTTAGTGTCTGCCGGAGCAGCCTTGCTCAAAGCTTCAAGCGGATCCTTTTTGGGGGCCACCTTGGGCTTTGGGTCAGTTTTTGGCTTCGGAGCTTGCTTAGGGGTGTTAATCTGCTTCCAAGCATCAGGCATCTCATTTTCAAGAATACCTATCATTCGAGGCCAGTTACCAAAAAGATTAAAAATAAGTCCAATTCTAACTGGAACATTTGAATCTTTTTCCCATTCATGTCTAGTCATTACATGACCTACTTCAAGCATATGCATTGCAATATCTTGCAACACTGCCATTCGAGCCCGTGCTCTAGCCATTATTTTCTCCTTCTTCTGTGGGCCTACCGCCTTCATCTGGATTTACTGCACTTCCTGCAATATTTGCAGGTACTCGCAGATCGTCAAATCCTTCAATAGGGGCAAAATTAATTGCTTCTCTTGCTTCATTTGGGCTAATAATTCCTGTATTCACTAGAGCAGAGTAGTACTGTGCTTGGTCTCTTAACTCCGGCTGTAGCGCAGGAATATTGGTGGCATCTTCAATAATTTCAAACCCAAAAAACCTTTCTAAAGCAAAATTTAGTTTTCTTACTATTGGAAGAATTGTCTCCAAGTAGTAAAGTCGCATATTTGGTCGAAGGTTCGCATTGTTTCCAGAATCTAAAAGAATAGGTGGAATACCCAACGACTTTAAAATAATTTTTTCGTTTTCTGTAATTGCGGATTGAAAGTCAAGCTCTTTAAAGTTGACATTTGAAATACTGTCCACTTCAATTCCGCCGTCAAGAATAAGAGGTCTACGGCCTCCCGCATCTGGACGATATCTTGCAGTCCAAGACTGAATCATTCGCTCTTTGATTTTTTCTGAAAGAGTATTTGGTGATTTGAGTACAAGACCTGGAACTGCTCCGTTCTTAAAAAAGTTATCCTGAAACTCTCGCATATTTTTCATAAGAACCATAGTACGAAGTGCAGGCTTCAATCTTGATACTCCTCTATAGATTGAGTAAAAAGAATTTTCTTTTACATGAATAATCTCATTAGGAGAGTAATTAATTGTTTCATTGTAAGTAAACTTCTCAATATAAGTAGTTTCACTTGCATGAATGTGCATTTTACTCGCTGGGAGATGATAGAGATGTACTCCGTCAAAATAAATAAAAATATTTCCATCAAGTAAGTAATCAGTAATTAAATTACGTCGAAAGGTGCTAATATCTTGAAAAAGATTGGGTTCTTTATTCAATAAAAGATTAACACGCGATCTTTTAATATTTTTAATGACACTTGTTATATTAAGTTGTGCACCAACTTTTGCATCAATCTCTGCACAGTCGTCAACAATCATGTTAACGCCGCGATTTACAATCTCTAAGTCTTCGTAAGCCCGTTCATAGTTAACGTGCTTTTCACGAGGAGCTTCAATCTTATGGTCAAAGTATGGCTGTGCGGGATTTAGTTTCTCCTCTACACTTTCATCTTTCCAGAAGTTATACCAAGCCATGCTTTCCTCTTTGTATCTCTACCCAACGTTTTTGTTTAGGCGCTGAATGTAATGTTGGGTTTCGCCCGTAAATAGAATGTAATTTTAAGTGGTGCGCATGGCATATGGTGACAGTTTCTTCGTACAGTTCTTCAATATGCTCATTTATAAACTCATCCCTAAAGTTCCGAATGTCCTCTATAAAGTAGCCTTTCTCTTTGACCCACTTTTGAAGTAACGGACTCAAGCTGTAATAGTGATGAAAGTCGAGTTCGGCATCAGTTCCACAGATATAGCACTCTGTTCCTTTTTCGTACCTGGCTTTTGCCTTATCCCGAATATACTTTACGGGGTCTCGTTTTAGCTCTGTCATCTTTAAATCTACTACTTTTTATTAACGAAATTATATCGTGAGGGAACTAAATTGTCAACTACTATTTTTCTGTGGTCCCTTCAGAAGCCTGTAGAAGACGTCTCAAATGAATACATTGCGTATCGCAACGCATCCGCCATATGTGATGCCATATTATGTTTTGGTTTTTCTCGTGCTAAATTTGGATTTGGATCCCACTGATACTGGTCAAGTGCTGCTAAACTTTCTTTGCATCTCTGGTCTACGAGAAGATTATTATTGTCAACAATAGCAGCCACATGAGCGATGCCGTCCAGAACAGACTTTTTGGCATTAATGGTGGATATATCATAATTTTGAGCAAAGTCAAACCGAGTTTGCTGAGCTGCTGAATCAATGTAGATATAATCAATATCCCACTTTTCCACAAGTCTTCGTATTTCTGCGGCATGTTGTTCTGTAGTTTTTTCTGCATCTAAATATTCATCCAGTAAGTAATATTTTTCCGAATCCCAGTCATACCCTATGACGCAAAAAGCGGTGGGATCGCGATACCCCACATCAAGGCCTGAAAATATATCCATTTTCGAGGTGTCGAGTTCTTCCAGATTTTCAATGCATTCTTCGTGATTAAAGTTCCAAATTTGTCCTTCGTAGGTATTGAAATCTGCTTCGTATTCCTGACGAAATTCGGCTTCGGACATACTTTTTCTAGCTTCCGAGATATCAGTTTCAGACATGCGCGGATTATCCTTATAAGTTGCTCGTATCGAAGCCCATTCTGGAAATTCATCTGTGAACCCTCTGTTAAAAAACTCTGCAAACCAGTTATTTTTTCCTCGTGGAGTCGAAATAAACAGTGCTTTTGAGTTATCTTTGTCCAAAGTAGGACGTAATGCGACATTAAAAGCTTCTTTTCCATCTGCTAAAGCTGCTTCGTCAAAAATAATAAGGTCATATGAACGACCTACACAGGAATCGACCTGATTAATAGACCCCATTCTTATTGTAGACCCATTAGTCAACTCAATTACTTTATCTTTTGCGTTATCTTTTGCAACTTCTAAGTCAAAGTGCTTAATAAGTTGTCGTTGTAAGTCGAAAGAAATCTGAGACAAGGCGTAGTTTGGTGACATTATTAGAATATGTGAACCAGGGACTAACGATACTAATTGTCCAATAATATTTGCGATATATGTCTTACCTTGACGCCGCGATATTGCTGCAGTGACAAAGCGATACTTGTTATTATTTATCGCATTTATGATCGCCATTTGAGACGGAAGAGGTGTTACGCCGAGCAAATCCAAGTATGGATCTACTGGAAGTTTGAGAAACCTCGTCTCAGATTGAAAATCGACAATATGCTGGGAGACCAAGTCTCTCCTACTAATTTCTACAGCCATAATTATTTTTCTTTTGCTTTTCCTATATTCAGTGCGAGTACATCAATTACTTTGTAAAACTTTGCCCACAATTTATCATCTACGGGTGTGGGCGTAGTCGCTGCGATTGCAGAACAAACACAGCAAATTATGGGAAGTGCGTATAACACTTCAAATACTGTTAAAATAAAACTTATCATTTCTTACCACTCCAGGCTTGAGCACCAAAAAAGGCTGCTACTAACCCCGCTACGGCCACGAAATATGTGGGAGCCATATCTCCAAGAATTGCTGCGGCTTTATCAAGTTCAATAAAATCAGTTACAACAACCATTCCAGGGTACATCAACATTCCAAACAGAGCAAACCAAGTCATATTTCTTTGAGCATCTCGCATTGCATCCGCATCTTCAAGCTCTTTTCTCTTAAATTCCATATACATTGCATGCTCTTCTGGATCTACCTTGCCATCTCCATTTGAATCTGCCGGATGAAAGTTGCTAGGTTTTTTAATTTCTTCTTCACTCATTACCACTTCACCTTATCTGCCCAATATGCTGCGGACATCTTGCCCTTTGCAATATTCTTTGCATGACGAGCTTTAAAGGAACGACGACGAGCAGCATATGCTTTACTTTCGCCCTTTTTCTTTGGAGAGCCAGATACTCCTTGTTGTCCAAATCGAATAGTTTTAATTTTGGTACCAACTTTTGCCACAACAATGTGCGATTTTTTCGGGTGTCCCGGAGTTCGTTTTGGTTTATTAAACCCCGCTACCTTTGCTCGTTTTAAAGCTGGATGCTTCTTTTTACCTCTTCTTTTTACGGCCACGTTTCTTTCCATATCCAGAAGCATAAATTGCTCTGGCTTGCTTCAAAGCAGCTTTACGAGTTTTATAAGTCTTTCCAGACTTACCCCAGCGATACCCTCCTTTAACCTTTTTTACGGGCACGCTTCATTCTCCTTTTAGACTTTGTGAAAGTTTTCACCATAGTTGGCTTGCCTCCTGGGTTACCTGCTTTTCTCTTTCTAGAAATAGCAGACTTTTTTTGGGCTGCTGTCATACGAGCAGCTTTTGAAGCTGGAACGCACTTTGGGTACTTCTTACTCGAAGCTTTCTTACGGCCACAAGGCATATATCCGCCGCCCTTTTTGGGACGAGAAATATCTACCCATTTTTCTTTAAACCACTTGGTAAGCCCTCCTTTCGGTTTCGCCATAATTATGCTGTATATTCAACCGTATGAACGGCTGTGCTTGTTTTCAAATGTCCGCTACGATCATATACCGTAGTATCATAGACATATGCTAAAACTTTTTTGGTTCCGGGTATTGTACCATCAAATACTCTATATACTATATCTCTATGAGTATAAGTTGTTGGTACAGTATAATGAACTGGGGAAACCTCCATTAATCCTTTGAAAGCATTGAACGTCCAAACTTTTCCCATGCCCAGTAACCCGCTGCACCTACTATAACTCCGAATATGAATTCCATTATTTTCCCCTTCGCTTTTTTCCGCGCTTTTTTGGTTTACGTTTTGAACCACAAGGTTTGCCATCGTGATATTTTACTAAATTCATTATTTAGTTCCCATTCGGTATTTACCGCCTCGTGCCTTGTAAGTTTTTACAAGCCACCCATTTGCATAAGCAGAAGGATACACTTTAAACCTTCGCTTTGCTTCAGCCTTTACGTTTGCGTAAAGTCTTTTATTTGTTGGAACTGGTTTTTTTCTTTTTACCGATTTTCGCTTTCGAGCAGGCATTTAATATCTCTAAGCAGGTTTAGTAGGCCAAGTTATATTGTAAGGAAAGCCTTCCTGCGCTGGCACATCTCGTAGTGCTTGTCTATAAGTAGCCATTTCAGCAGACATTGTTACATCACTGCACGCACACCAGTCTGTCTCTTGTAATAGCTTATTTCTTGCTTCCCTTACTGTTTTTCCTGCGGTGATTTCACGCGATACGATTTGGTCTGCGGTTAACTCAACAACAGATTTTGTTATTACCCATTTGCCTTCCCTAAGCACGGGCGTAGTTGACTTTTCTACTCGTTGAGTAGTGAGATTATAGTCAGGGATGGGGTCATTGCTAACAGGATAAACGCCATAACTTGCTAGCAAGTCGCTTGATATTTCTGCGGGAAACGAAATAGTTGGATTATTAGCACGAAACTGCTCAATGCTATACGGATACTGAACTATTTCATTATTTTCTACTTTAACATACATTATTAGCTACTCCGTATTCTGTATTGGTAGACTCGATCCCACGATCTGCCCGTTATCCAATACGCTGTGCCATCTGGTTTAAAAAACACATCTGTTACAACACCCTCTGGAACCGTGTAATCTTTATAGTATTGATTAAAACTAGCAGTGCTAATATCCCAAGCCGTACTAAGATCATATTCATTAACTTCATCACCATTTGCTCCGGCGATATACATCTTAGTGCCATCTGGTTTAAAGACAATTCCTCTAGGCTGCGATTCTTGTGTGCCGACATAAAACGCTTGAGAATAACTAGCAGTGCTAACATCCCAGGCTGTACTTAATGAATACTCTAATACATTATCTGAATCAATTCCAGTAACGTACATTGTTGTACCGTCATCTTTAAAGCAAACGCCTGCGGGAGAAGTTTCTTGCGAGGCTACGGAAAAATTTTGATTGTGACTTATAGTACTTATATCCCAAGCGGTACTCAAGTCGTACTCACCGACGACATCACTTGCTTGCCCTGTCACATAAACCTTAGTGCCGTCAGCCTTAAAAAACATTCCTTGCGGGCCGGTCATAACGGTATTATCAGACTTTACAGATCCAGTTTGCGAGTACGTGCCTGTTGATACGTCCCAAGCAGTGCTCAAATTATACTCGTTAATATCATCGCCACTGCTACCTAATATGTACATCTTAGTACCATCAGATTTAAAAGATATTGAGTTGGGGTTTAGTTCTTCACTGCTTACATTTAAATATTTAACCCCTCCTCTATAGTGGTGGACGTCAGTTGATTTGTTGCCACACATATAGAAGTGGTCACCTGAAGGGGACCAGCAAATTCCATAGGGCTGATACTCAACGGAAGCGTTTATATTTCCAGCAGAGTTTCCAACGGAGTTGTTATAGAGTTTTAGATACTGCACATGAGATGCAGTGCTTATGTCCCACGCTGTGCTTAGTGAGAATTCATCAATTCCATCACCGGCAACTCCAGATACCCAAAAAGCCGTACCTTCAGGATGAAAGAATAAATCCATAGGACGACCTTCATAATTAGTCGGTGATACTAAGCTAAATGACTGAGAGAAACTAGCTGTACTTAAATCCCACGCGGTACTTAAATCATATTCATGAACATTGGCACTGCTATCGCCAACAATGTACATTTTCGTGCCGTCTGGTTTAAACTGAATGCCGTCTGGAAGCGTTTCTTTTGCACTCACAGACAATGTTTGCTGATAGCTTGCGGTACTGACATCCCATGCCGTGCTAAGGTCATATCTGTACACGCTATCGTTGGTGTCACCAACAATATAAAATTTTGTGCCATCTGATTTAAAATAAATGCCTCTTGGAACAGTGTCTTGTGTACTCACAGAAAAGGATTGCACGTAAGTGGCTGTATTTGGATACCACGCAGTACTTAAATCATATTCGTTTACATCATTACCCTGATCGCCCATAAGGTACATTTTCGTGCCGTCTGGTTTAAATGCTATTCCTCGTGGGATCGTCTCTGTAGAAGAGGTATCAAATTGGCCAGAAAGTATCATTTCGTCCATATCGAAAAAATTACTTGAAAGCGTGTGGTCTAACTCTGAATAAGAAATATCCCACGCATTAGGATTAGTAGATGAACTCACATTTCCATTTCCAGCAGCAGCACTTAAAGCTATTCCTAAATTATTCATTATACATAGCTTCCTACATAAGCTCCATAAAGAGTTGAGCTTACTTTCCAAAATACAAATGTATCTTTTGCGGTAAGAGTTGGGGCAGTATTTCCTGCATTTGTAACCCAGGTTAAAGTTGGCCAAGTAATTGTATATGAAGCGCCGCCTTCAAGCATTAATACAACACTTTCACCAGAAGTTAAGGACTCTGTAAATGTTGTATTAGCAGCGACAGTCTTTGTTTGAATGCCGCCATTAGCCGGATCGATAGCTGTCCCAGTCAAAGCATATACAGTAATAACACCTTGCTCTATCCACTCGTAGTCCGTGCCATTCCAACTCAGTACTTCGTTATTTGCAGCGGTGCTGGTATTGAGGTGAGTGTCAACGCTAGCATCGCTATAGCTACTAGTTGGTGTGACCGCGTCCCATCTACTATTAGTATTGTCCCAAGTCAACACTTGTCCATCTGTTGGAGTCATTGCATTTACATCAGATAGATTTTCAATACTTTGCCCAGTAATATTAGTCAAATAGCTAGACAAATCTGGAGGAGTATATGTAAATGTTCCTGTGCTGTTATTATAAGCAAGTGACGAAGTGCCTGCAGAAGCATTAGATGCTGAAAAATCACTAAGAGTAATGCTTCCAGAAGCTCCATCCCAGCGCGTTTTGCTACTGTTATAAGTGTAAGTTATGCCATTAACGGTTACTGTTTGACCGTTGGTTGGAGAATCTGGAAAATCATAAGCTGCCATTGTTTATCCTCCTAGAGCCGCTGTGGGTGGTGTGAAACTCGAGGTGTAACGTGCTAAGCCTTTGGTGATGCGGACATCTGATATATAACCAGTGAAAGGCTCCCCACCATTACCATTAGCACCAATATATAATGAATTGCCTGTAAGATTATCAGAATTAGTTGTAGATCCAACCTGTACACCATCTGCAAAAACGCGCAAAGTTGTACCAGATCGACTTATGGCAACATGAACCCATTGATTTATACCAATACTCGTAGTGTAGTTAATAATAAATGTATTTGTCCACCAAGTTAAGCCATTGCTCGGATTAACAGCTAAACTACCTTCTGCTGTCGAAGAGCCGCCTGTAGCTCTTGTAGAAATAATCTGTTTATAAG